TACTCTTGGGCGACGACAACATGATAATCATTGAATGTCGCGCCCTGCTTGATCGTTTTGGAACGGTAGAGCGTGCGAAACAAGCGCTTTACGATTGGGTTCGTTCCTTGGGGTGCATTTTGAAATGCACTTTTTCCTATTGTAGCGCAGAAGCGGAATTCCTCTCGCGCAGGTTTTATCCGATAGGGTCAATGTTTGTGGTTGGGGTCAAGCCAGGCCGATTGTTGTCTAAAGTAGGCTGGTTCATCCATAAACAAGGTACCAAAGACAGTACGTATTTTGCGTATCTTTACGGTACCTTATTGTCCTTGAAGGATACAACCCACCATGTCCCGTTCGCCCGCGTTTATGTTTCTAAACTTATCGCAGAGCTTGAACGCCAGGGACATCATCCGCGTTTCCACGAGAAAGTGGAATTTTGGCTTACTGGTCAGGAATTGGTAGAAGCAGATGAAGGCACTTGGGCAGCCTTCACGAATATCTACGGGCTGACTAAAGCTGATGAAGAGTTGTTCGGTCATGAAATTGACCGTGCAATAACGCGGGGCCTGCCTTACATGCTGCAAAGTCGGTACGTCGACCGGATGGTCGACGTCGACTTTAGCATGTGAGGCATAACAATGCCCATGTAAGAAACTATTTCTTGACTGTTACACAGGATTCTTTCAATTTCTTACATGTCTTCCTCTCGCAGAAAGAAAGGACGTGCAAAGACGCGGGGGCGTCGAAGGAAACGCGCCAGACGCGATCCACTCGAGAGCGGAATGTCACTTGTGAGCATGCCGCGTGGAGTTGGTTCAATCGCGCACATTTCCAGCCCGCTGCGTTCAATTCGTCTTCATCATCGCGAATTTTGTTTTGATCTGAACTCTGATCATACTAAGCCATTTTTTCGTTACGAAAGCCCGATTAACCCAGGTGTCAAAGTCTTGTTCCCTTGGTTGTCTTCCATCGCGGCTAGTTTCGAAAAGTATACGTTCGAATCACTGAGCTTCACGTATACACCAACCGTGTCGACAGCGTCAATCGGTTGGGTTGCGCTTAGCCCGGATTACGACGCTTCGGACGATAATTCAGAACTTGGGAAGCAAGAGTTCCTGAGCTTTGAGGACACCTCACGTTCAACTGTGTGGGCTCCCATGGTTCAGCGTTGCTCAAAACGCAACCTTGCTAAGGATTTGTTTGTCAGGAACGGAGGCAAAGTCATCTCTGCTACCACCGACTCTTCGATGTCTGGTGATATCAAGATGTATGACACTGGTAACCTCAACGTCCTGATCAGTTGTGATACCACCACCACAGTTGGTGAACTATGGGTGGAGTATGATGTCACACTGCGAATCCCTCAGACCAGTCATGATCACTACGTTGGTGCAGCTGTCAGTTTCACTGGCGGCCTTACACCAGCAACTCCTTTGGGCGGTTTCATAACCGCGGTCGAAATCTATTACAACAACGTTTGTTTTGTGAATTGGCCCGGCTATGCCTACTTTGGAATGGGAGCTCCCGGCAGTTACGTAATCATTGCGGAACTCACTGGGACTGATATTACTGCGATGGCTGCATGGGATATGACAGCCTTCACGGCAACTGATTCCATTTCAGATGGTAGTTCGTTTTTCCCAGCTGCAGGCACAAAAGCATCTGTAACCAAGTACCTTACGATTGGTGCGGCACACACACCATCGTATTTGTTACGAATTTGGCCAGGTGCTGTTACTGCAACTACGTTGACCGCTTTTTCTCTTACAATTGCTGCACGCGATGAATGAGTGCGTTTAGGGCCGGCTCACCCAAACCCTGACCGGAGGTAAGGTCCCATTCCGACCTACAAAAGACCTGGATGGGGGCATGAGCAGAAAGCTCAGGCAGGTAGGCTAATATGGTGAACGGG